CTACAGCGCGGGGGCGCCGCTACCGGGGCACATCTCGGTCCCGGTGCCACCGGCCTGATGGCTGGTGGTCGGGGTGCCGGGCTCGCTGCCGACGCCCGCGCCGCACACAGGGCAGTTGCCCTCGGTAAGGCCCGGATCGAACCGCCGGCCGGGAGTTGCGTGACTGCACATATCAGTTCCTCCTCGTTGGGGGGTGGTGCTGACAGGTGGTGCACGTGCACCCCGGCCCGGTCGCCCGGCCGGGGAGTCTCTACGCCTTCCGCACGAAGGCTTGCGCTCCGTTGTGGAACTTCACGGTGATGCCCTGGTTGTCCGGGCGCTCGTCCTTCCGGGTCGACCAGCGGGTGATGCTGGCGATCTCGCGGGACTCGGACCGGCCGATCACCGCAGCCAGCCACGCCTCCGGGTTGTCGCCGGGCTGCGGCTCGGAGCCGGGCGGGAGCGGGTCGTACTCAACGGGGGTGTCGGGCATGTCGTGCTTCTCGCCGTCGGCCAGCTGCCCGATGATCTGCCACCGGGCTTCGCCTCCAGCAGCAACGATGACGAGGCCGTACGGGAACCTGCTCTCCCCGGCCTCGGCGACCGTCTGGACACGGGACACGCCGGGCGTGTTCTTGACCAGGTCGAGGACGAAATCCTGGAATCGGGCGGGTCGCATTTGTGATCATTCCTTCCGTGGCGGCCGGGCCAGTCTAGGCCGGGCGGCCGGGCGGGCGGCCGGGCAAGAGCGGGTCCGGTCAGCCGTAGATGGTGAAGCACCGATTGCACTGCGATTTGCTGTCCGAGATGGGCCGGATGTAGCCCCCGCACAACGGGCAGAAGATGCTCAGAATCGCCATATTCACCGGCGGGCCTCCCGCCAGATGCGGCCGAGCTTGACGTTGGTCGGGCAGGCGAGGCCGGCCTTGCAGGTTGCGCAGGTCGTGGTGTGCCCTATCCACGTCTTGTACGTGGTGTCGTCGGCTGCGGCCGTTTTCGTGATCATGAGACGGCCTCCGCGGTGCGGCTGCTGATCGCGGTGTGCAGCGCGGCCGGGGCGACGAGGAGTCCACTGCCGTCCGGCGGGCGCACCCAGTGGACGCCGGGCGGCTCGGTGGTGCGGGGCGCAGGGACGGCGAGCCAGCAGGCCAGGCCGAGGAGCTCGGTGCGCGGGCAGTCCCACATTTCGGCCGCCGCGACGGGGACGAGGAAGTAGACGACGCGGCCGCCGGGATCGTGGATGACGGGGCCGCTGACATCAGCGGCGGCGGCCAGGCCGTCGTGCTCGTCGGCCTTGACGGCAGACCAGCGGACGCCGAGCGGGAGTAAGACGAGGCCGGCGGACCGCATCCACTGAGCGGCGTGGGTCCTGTCCGGGTGCACCTTGGCGAGCCAGGCCGCCGCGGCATCGGGTGCTGCGGGCATGAGCGATCCCCTCACACTATGGACGAGTGAGGGGATCATTGCTCACAGTGATGTGGGGTGCGCCCACACTTTGTGTGGATGATCTTTTCCCGAATGGCTTGACAGGCTGTCAGACGCCGGTCCAGCGGGCGAGCCCAGCGATCGAGTCGTCCGAGCGCCGGTCCAGCCGCACGAGCGCGGCCGCGGTGTGCCGGGTCGTCGGGTGATACCGGGTGTGCACCGGGCTGATGCCTCGCGCCACCGACAGGTCGGCGAACGCTCCCTGCCGGTCGCCCTCGGCGAGGCGCGCGGCCGCGACGTCGATGTGGTGGTGCGAAGCCCTCTCCTTCGCGATCCCACGCGGGAGCTCCCACTCCGTACGGTCCTGCTCGGCACCCCACTCCCGCAGCCGGGCGATCGCCTGTTCCGTGTCGCCCGCGTCGATCATCGCGGCGACCTCGTGGATCCTGACGTTCGTCGGACCGAACGACATCTCGTAATGCGCCGTGTCGGCACCCAGGAGGCTGGCGGCCGCGCGTGCCTCGGCAAGCCGCTGCGTCACCCGCTCGGGGCGCCCGTCCCTGGCCTCGAGGATCGCGAGCTTGAGCAAGACCGCGCCTTGGACGGCGAGCTGGGCCTCGCTCAGGGATGCCTCGGGGGCCAAGCGTTCAACCTCCTGCTCAAGATTCTCGAGGAGACGGCGAGCCGACCCGTACGCACCCATCCGGATCATCGCCCCGGACCGGAGGTACGCGGCCGTGACCTGCATCAGCGGGTCCCCGGACCGGTCGGCCGCCCAGTGCACCCGCTCCACCGCCGTCAGCGACAGGTCGTGATACCCGAGCTTGTGCGCCAGGCTGTTCGTCGCCCGGTACCCCCTGGCCAACCACCAGTACGCGTGCTGCTGCTCCTCGCCGCGGGCGGTGAAGGCAACGTGTGTGAGCTCAGCGAGGAGGCCGGGGAGCAGCGGGCCCATGCTGACGTACTGCCCGTCTTGGCGGAGTTGGGTGACGTGGTCCATCTCGGCGGCCAGGACTGCGAGCGGGCGCGGGGCCGTCAGCAGGTCGTCGGGGTTGTCGTACGTGAGGAGTATCCGGCGGAGCTCCGGGATGACGGCCTGGACCTGATCCTCGGCCTCGGCCTCGCCCGTGAAGGGCTGGCCGGTGAGGCGGTCGGGGCCGACGGCGAGCACCTTCGCGATGCGGGCGATGAGGCCGGAGGACGGGTTGCGGTCGCCGGACTCGATCTTCTCCAGCAGGCTGGTAGAGATCCTGACGTCGGTGGCTACCTTGCGGACGGAAAACTGCCTGATCTTGCGCACCTCGCGGATGCGCTGGCCGATGTGGTGTGTGGTCATGTCCTGCCCCCTGTGCGTCTGTCCCGGGTTGCCAGCGTACGAGAGCGGGCAAGACGTGTCGGCGTCTCGTACGTAAACTCTCGCCGCCTGGACGTGCGAAAGGGCCCCCGCCGCTCGAGGCGGCGGGGGCTCGTTCATGGGTACTGCCTGCGGGTGGGGTCGAGCGCGAGGGCAAGCGGGCTCGGTGTGCCGGCCGGTTCCTCCGGCTGCGTCGGTGCGCCCGTCCGCCGGCAGACCAGGGCGTCCGGATCGGTGGGTAGCGGCTGCAGGCTGTACCCGTCGGGACAGGCCGGGCCGGGTGGGCCCGCAGGGCCGCGTTCACCGGTCGCGCCGGCGTCGCCCTTCTCCCCTCGCTCGCCTTGGGTGCCCTGCGCACCGTCGGTTCCGTCGGCGCCGTTCGCTCCGTCGCGGCCAGGCGCGCCCGTGACGACAGGGCCGGGCGAGCCGCCCGCCCCGGGCTTCCCGTCCTGGCCATCCTCGCCAGGAGCTCCGGTCTCGCCCTTCCTCCCTGCGGGACCGGTCGGGCCGGGTATCGGCACGGGCACCTCGACCCGGTCCGGCAGGTCGTCGACCGCGGCCGCCGGATCCGGCGCAGCGGGGGTGCCGCCCTCGGCCTGGATCTGCGCGCGCAGCGTACGGACATCCCCGGCCAGGGTGCTGACCGCGTCGCCGCGCTTGTCCGCCTCGGCTGCCACGTTCGCCGTGCGCTGCGCCTCGGCGTCGATGCGCAGCCACACCAGGACGATCGCGCCGGACAGCACGGCCAGGACGGCGGCGACGGCGAGCGACCGCCAGCGGCGGGCCAGGATCCCATCAGGGCGATGTCGATGGGGCACTGGGCGGTCCTCCTAGGGCGGCGATCTGGCGGTCGCGGTCGGCGATCTCGGTCTGGAGCTGGACGATCTGCGCCTGGAGTGCTGCCCTGTCGGCGCGCTCGGCGCGCTCCGAGGCCAGCTCGGCGTACGCGGCGGTGAGCTCGGCGCGCAACGCGTCCCGTTCGGCACGCAGCGTGTCGCGTTCCTCCTGGAGGTTGTCGACCAAGCCGCCGTACCCGGTCATGACCGCGCCCTGGTGCGTGGCCCTGGCGTTGGTGCGCTGTCCGATCAGCGCGGCCGCAGCCGCTGCGAGCCCGACGACGATGGTCCCGACGGCGGCGAGCGTCGCAGCGTCCACGTGCGTGCCTCCTGGTGCGAGGGGTTGGTCAGATTCCCCGGCCGGGGGTGACCCGGTCGGCCTCGGCGGCCGGGCGGTTGGGCACGGCGTACGTGATACCGAGGGCGCCGAGGATGGCCAGCACTGCAGTGACGGCCTCTCCGGTGGTGAAGACGCCGTCCTGCACGGCGGTGGCGGCGGCGGTCGCACCCGCGGCGACACCCGCGACGACGGCCTTGGCGAAACTGCTGATCTTCATGGTCAGTTCTCCGGAGTGGTGTCGAGGGCGGCGCGGACGAAGCAGTCCTTCGCCTCGAGAAGCTTGCGTAGGCCGGCGGACAGCTCGGGCCCATCCGGCAGGACGGCGACGAGCTCCTGGGCGAGGTCGCCGCACGGCTTGCTCACCGCCCGGAGGTTCGCGGGCAGGTGCCCGTACTCGAAATACCGGAGCAGGTGCTCGGTACCGGGGTGGCGGAGCGGCTTGCTGCCGTCGCTGTGCTGGGGCATGGCGTTCCTTCCGTTGTGCAGAGCAGAGTTGGCGGGGTCAGACGTTGGGGACCTTGAGGCGGTCCCAGCTGGCCTTGCCGGGGATGCCGTCGGCGGCCGCGCCGGAGTAGCCGAGCTTGCGCTGCCAGGCGGCGTACGACTTCCGGTCGGCGTCGGACCAGGCCGGGCCGGGCCCGACCTTGTACCGGCCGCAGCCCTCGGCGGCCAGGCGCTTGCCCATCGCGGTCACGATCGCGCTGCGGCGCCCGGCCTTGAAGTACGCCGCCCCGGGGAACGGCTCGTACGAGGGCTTCGGCTTCGGCTTCGGCTTGGGCTTCACGGGCGTCGGCTTGTCGCCGAGCCGCTTCCCGATCCGGGCCCGCATGGAGTTCATCGTGAAGCCGCGGGGGTCGATCTTGCCGGGCTGCCACTCCAGGTGCCCGATGACGGACCGCTGGTCCCAGCCGTGCGCCCGGCAGACGGCGGCGGCCGCGCGCTCGATCGCGAGCAGCTGCGCGGGCGGCCACGGGTCCTTCCCGTCGCCGAGGTTGACGGCTTCGAACCCGTAGAAGTGCCGGTTGCCGTCGGTGTTGGCCTCGTTGTCCGGCGGGAGCTCCCTCTCGGCGATGACCGCCTGGAGGACGTCGTCGTCGCCCAGGCCCGCATGGTTCGCGCGCCCGTGGCCGACGAGGTAGACGGTGCCGTTCTTGGCGATGACGCCGTGGCAGAGCGGTCCGGGCAGGGCGGAGTGGCCGTTGTAGCAGAGCTCCACCGAGGACGCGGTGCCCGACGTCACGGTGTGGTGGATCATCACGCCGTGGGTCGGCCCCCACGGGCCCTTGTGGTTGCGGTGGTTGGTACGCCAGCTGCGGTGTTCGACGACGTGCAGGCCTTCGTCGCGCAGGGCCTGCAGCAGCCGGTCAGCGGACAGTGGTGTGGCCATGGTGAGCGGCCTCCAGACGTGGAAAAGCCCCGGGCCGGTCGGCTCGGGGCAGGTGGGTGCGGGGCGGGTCAGGTGCTCGGGGGGAGCTCGTGGTAATTGGTCGCGTAATCCTGGGGGGTCAGGGAGCCCTGGTACGCGCCGATGGTCTGGATGACCCAGCGGTCCGGTGGGACCGTGGTCCTGAAGACGAACTCGGGGTCGGTGATTGCGAGCTCGAGCGCCCCGTCTGGGGCGATCTTGACGAGTTCGCCGTTTCCGATCCACTCGGCGACTTCGGCCCCGTTGGTCCCGTCGTAGTACATCGACATGGAGTAGGCGACGACCTTGGGCATTCAGACCACCTCGTAGACGGTTGCGATGAGTGTCGTGTAGAGGCCCTGCAGGCTGACGTTGGTGGGTGCTGTCGCGGTCAGCTTGAGGGTGTGGGATCCGGCTGCGGGGAGGGTGACTTTGTAGGACTGGGCGGTGGTCGCCCGGTCGGCATTCGAGCCGGGGCCCTGCCCGAAGATCGCGAACTCGCCCTCGAGGACTCCGTCGACCGCGAGGCGGCCGGACCCGGACGTTGTGCCGGAGCCGGTGAGAACGAAATAGAACGTCGTGTTGACGATCGCGATGGCGTTGGGGGTGGTCGTGGTGAACGTGACCGAACACCCCGTGACGTCGGTGTTCGACAAGGGGCCGTCCTGGAGCCCCGAGCCGACCGCGTCGTAGGTCTTGGGCTGCATCCGGTTGAGCTGCCCGGCCGTGACTGTCTGGCCCGCAGAGATGGGCATGTGGTCCTCCTACAGGGCGGCGCGCATCGGGTGGGTGAGGGACAGCGCGGTTCCGGCGGCGTGGGCCTTGACGATGCCGTTGACGGACCGGACCACGGTCATCTGCTGCGGGCCGCAGTGCACGTTGTCGAAACTCACCACCACCGGCAGGGTGTTCGTGGCCGAGGCACCCAGGAAAGTCCGGCAGCCCACCGACCCGGCGGCCGTCATGCCGCTGTCCGTACCGGACGCCTGCCACGAGCCCGGTTCGGTGGTGGAGCGCGGCCAGATTTTCGCGGACAGGGTGCTGCCCTGGACGGCCAGGCGCACCGTGTACCAGGTCCCCGGGGCACAGGTGAGGCCGGTGGCGTAGCTGGAGCCGACCTGTGATTCGGCGCCGTTCCGGGCGCGGATGGTGAGGGTCATGACGCCCCCCGCGGCGATCTGGATACGGGCGATGTACATGTGCGTGGCGTCCGTAGCCCGGACGACCGGGTAGACGTAGGCCGAATCCCCGGTGGGCAGGGCAGAGATCGCCCAGTCGAATCGGATGTCCTGGTCAGGCACCGGTACGGCGGCGAGCGTGTGCCGGAAGACGCCGGCCGACGTCATGGCGTGCGTCCCGACGTTGCTGGCCACGTTGTAGTCCGCGCTGGTCATGCCGCCGAGCAGCGTCCAGGGCTGCCCGCTGTCGGCCGTGCCCCACCCCGACGCCACCGTCCGCCCGAACGTGTCCTCGGCCACCCCGGTGAGCGCGGTCACGGTGACCTGCTCGCCGCCGGCCGTCACGTCGACCGGGAACTCGGACGGGTGCGTGGCGGTGGTGATCCAGGTCGGTCCCGCTGTCACCGTGATCGGCCATGTTGTCGCGGTGTTGGTCACCGCGGCCGCCAGCTCGGTGCCGTCGGTGTCCGCCCGGCCCAGGACTGGGTCCTCCACCACACCGACCTGCCACGGGCCGGCTGGGGCGCAGTTCATCGTGATCGGCCATTCGTACAGGCCGAGGCGCTCGGTGTAGCCGAGCATGTGCTGGTCGATCTCGCCGGGCGGAAGCCAGGGCGGCGGGTTGCTGATCTGGAGGCGGTCGCCGATGTCCATGCCGAGGATCTCGTCGACCAGGTGCGGGGCGGCGTGGAGCCACACGGTGACCGTTGGGTAGCGGGCCTCGTCCCACGTGCCGAGGTGGCAGCGCCACTGGGCGATCCGGGCGGGTTGGTCGTCGGTGGCCAGGCTCAGCGTCACCGCCTCGTCGTAGATCCCGACCCCGTCCGGAGGCGGCTCGATGGACAGGGGCCCCGTCTCGGCCACGGCGCGCCCCGAGGACCCGCCGCGCCTGGTCACCGTGACGTCGTTGCGGAGCCGCTGGTCGTCCGGTGTCGGCTCCAGCGGCGGAGGCACCTCCCCAGGTGCCGCGTAGTCGAGGGCGAGGCGCACCAGCTGGTGGTAGAGCGAGGCTCGGTCCCGGTAAACGAGACCGAGCCGGTCGGCCGGTTCGTACAGGATCCCGCCGTCGGTGTCCGAGGCCTCCTGGACAAGGTTCATGAGGGTCTCCGGCCGCTGCGCGCCGAGACGCTCGGTGTCGGCCGCAGTGTCGCCGTCGACCCACGTCAGGTTGATCTGCGCCGACTCCTCGTTCGCCAGGCGCCGCATCCTCGCGATGGCCGACTCTCCGGAGAACCCGTGGTCGGCGCTGGTGTAGGCGGCGGTCGCCGCGACGGGCATGACCGCGATGTGCCCGACCTTCAGACCGGTGATGGACGTGCTGAACTGCGTCTCGATCCGGGTGACGCGCCCTACCGTCCCGCTGTAGGTGGAACCGACGCCGCCGGCCGGGCCGCCGATGTTGTACCAGTCGAGCCGCCAGGTAACGGTGCCGCCGGACTGGGAGACCCAGAAGTAGAACCGCTGCCACCCGGTGAACACGTCGTCGCCGATGGCGACGGCCTGGTTGACGAGGAGGTCACCGGCTGCGTCGTAGCCCTGGATGTCCGCGTGGCTCTGGCGCTGGACGATTCGCCACCTGCGGACGGTGCCGGTGCTCCGCCACGACAGGAACACCCCGTCTGTCGCCGGTGGGGAGTCGACGGCGTACACCATGTGCACCGACCACTGGGTGGTCGTGCTGGACGGGGCGGGGACGACTCCGACCATGCGGCCGCCGCCCTCGACTGCGGGGAGCGCGGACGATCCGGCGAGGGTGCTGTCCTGCCCGAACCGGAAGCCGGTCACGGTGAGCGGGCCGACTCCGTCGATCGGGGAGTAGGCCTGGGTGGCGCCGTCTTCGTCCTCGCACGGCCAGTAGGCCAGCGGCGCGAACGCCGGGATCCGGCGCCGCAGCGTGCTGGCGAGGGCTTTCTGTCCCTGGCCGAGGCGGCGGCGGATGCCCGCGGCCTCGATCGGGACCCAGACGTCGGCTCCGGACACGTCCCACCGGGCCGGCCAGGCGCTGATTTCCCCGTGGAACCGGTACTCCCGGTCGCTGACGGTCGCGTCCGGGCCGACGGTCCACGTGCGGCCGGCCGAGTCCGTCCAGCCCGTGGTGCCCTCGGGCTTGGTGCGGGCGTCGAAGTCCGCGACGAGCGTCCCGTTGATGCCCGACCGGACCTCGGCGCGGTGCACGCGGCCACCCACCGGGGTCCAGCCGGTGGCGGCGACGGGCGCCACCTCCAGGGGGGCGGTGCCCGCGTGGATGCTCATGGTCGGGGTGCTGCTCAGCGGGTCGCCGATCTGGACCCACGGGCCGCTCATGGTGGGCGCCCAGTAGAAGCGCGCGGTGTACCCGCCGCTGCCGTTGTTCACGTCGAGGGTCGCCCGGAGTGCTGCGCGGCGGGGAAGGGCGGGCAGCAGCTGCGACGCGAAGTACCAGACCGTGCCGTCCGTGCCCCAGCTCAGGTTCGCGCTGCCGTTTTCGATCCGCAGCATGTAGGAGCGCTGGTTGCCGACGCTGACCCACTTGCCCAGCAGGGTCTGGACGGGGACGGCCCACCAGTCGCACGTGGCCTCGACCCGGAGGTCGATGTCGCCGGTGATGTCCAGGGCGGCGGTGTCCGGCGTCCGGGCGTAGGAGGACGTGTTGCCCTCCAGCCGGAGGTAGGACTCCGGGCCCTTCACCGACACCCTGATCGGCGTGTTGCGTCCGATCAGCCCGTAGTACGACGACAGCGGGTTCTGCGGGGAGAACTTCCCGTGCCGGTTGTTGAGCTTCAGGGTGCACTTGGACGGGCCGGGCTTCGCCCCCTCGTTCTTCGTCCCACGCTCGATGACGATCGGCTCACTCTCCCGGACGTCGCCGGTGACGTTCGTCCATACGCCGCCGATCTGGAACTCTGTGCGCCGGTCCAGGGGGAACACGGCCACCCCCTTACTGCCCGAAGGCCTCTTGGACGTCGCCGCCCGCCTCGATGCGGACGAGCTCTTGGAGTGCGGTGCGCAGCGCGCTGGTGCCGCCGGACGCGTCGTAGGTCACCCGGACGTGGGCGGCGGCCCCGGCCGTCTTGTGTACGGACGGGGCGCGGACGTCCTGGCGGGTGTTGAGCATCTGCTCGAGGCGGGACAGGGGCAGGACGACCTCGTCCTCCGCGCCTTCACCGATCATCGCGAGCGTCGGCCCGGTGGTGATGCCGCCGTCGGCGAGCATCGGAATGTTGGGGGTGGACAGGGTCAGGGACGGGACGGAGACGCCCATGATGGAGCCGCCGCCGATGGTGAAACTGAGGCTGTTCCAGCCGCCGATCAGCTGGTTGACCATGCTGCGGAAACTGGAGCTGATCCCGTCCCACATGCCCGAGGCTGCGGACCGGATCTTTCCCGGGAGGCTGCCGACCCAGGAGACGACCTGGCCGAACCAGCCGGCGACCTTGCCGGGGATCGCGGACAGCCAGTTCACGATCGCCATGACGTCGGAGACGGCCTTGTTGATGTCGGCGACGATCCAGTCCCACGCCGCGGTGGTCTTCTGAACCACCCAGTTCCACGTTGCTGCGGCGGTGTCCTTGATCCACTGCCAGGCGGCGGCGAGCTTGCCGACGATCCAGTCCCAGACGCGGCCGGTGGCGGCGGCGACCTCGTCCCACTTGATGATGATCAGGGCGATGACGGCGATCAGCGCGACGATCCCGAGGATGATCCAGGCGACCGGGTTCGCCAGCATCGCGATGTTCACCAGCCAGATCACGGCGGCCATGATGCCCAGCGCGAGCGCCAGGCCCAGCACGACGGGCACCAGGATCTGCAGCAGCCCCTTGTGCTCGGTGAAGAGCTGGGACACCTTCAGCAGAATGGGCAGCAGTGCTTCGCCCAGGCCCTGCGTCAGAATCCGCATCGCCGAGTCCATTTGCTGGGCGGGGTCGTCCTCCATGCCGGCAGCCAGAGCCTTTGACGACCCGGCCGCCTTGTCCATGCCGGACGCGGCCGCGGCCGTTGCCGGGTCCAGGGCGAAGAGGGCGTCACCCATGATGTTCGCTGGGTCGCCGAACAGTGCGGCGGCGGCGTTGAGTTTGGTCTGCTCGTTCTCGGTGCCCCGCAGACCGTCCATCGTCATCTGAAGGGCCTTTTCCGCAGAAGACCCGCCGGCACCGATGAGCTTGGACATCTCGCCAGCGTTCAGACCGATACTCGCGAACGCGTCCTCGGTCGCCTTTCCGCCCTTGAGGGCCGTCTCACCGAAGATGCCGATTGCGTCGGCGACTTGGTCGAGGTCGCGGGCGCCGCCCTTGACTGCCTGGCTGAGCAGGCCCATGGACGTCGCGCCGTCCAGGCCCACCCGGCGGAACTGGGTGGAGTATTCCTGGATGGTCGGCAGGAGATCGTCGCGCAGCTCGGCGGGAATGGTCTGCATGGCCTTGGTGACCAGGTCGAAGCCCTCGGTGGCATCGGAGACCAGCCCGGTCTTGATGAGCTGGCCGACCGCGCCTGTGGCGTCGGTGACGTCGACCTCGAAGCGGTCAGCGAGCGCCATTGCGCTCTTGCTCATCGACTCCAGCTCGGCGTCGGTGAACGTCGACAGGGCGCCGATGCTGGACTGGACACCGCCCAGCGATGTGGTGACCTCCTCCAATGATCCGCCGAAGCCGGCGGAGAACACGTCGCCTGCGACGCCCCCGGCTCGGGCTGCCTCCGCCTCTGTGAGGCCGAGCTGGTCCTGCAGTTTGGTCTGCGCGGACGCGATGTCCATGGCGGCGCTCAGGCCGAGGGCCAGGGCGCCGCCGGCCGCCGCACCGGCCAGGGCGGCGGGGCCGGCCATGGCGTCCAGCTTGCTGTTGACCTGCTCGGTGCCTTCGTCCACGGCGGACGCGTCCATGCCGATGCGTACGAGGAGCTCGTCCAGAACCGTCACCGCGCCGACCTCCTGTCGTTCTGCTGCTCGAAGTTGGCCTGCAGGCCCTTGACCATCTCGAGGAGCTCACGCCCCGTCTTGCGGGGGCGGGACCACTGGATGAGGTGGTCCTTGAGCTTGGGCAGGCGGCCCTTCTTCATGTGCGGGGCGGCGACGTCCATGCCGAGCCGGGCCATAAGGACGTCCAGGCGGCGGGGCCCGACGGGCCCGTAGAGGTTCTGGTAGGCCAGCACCCGGATCATCTCCTCGGTGGTGAACCGGGTGAGGACCTCGGCCGGGGTGATGCGCCAGGCAACGGCCAGGTCGTACTGGAGCCTCAGCTCCGGCCGCCGCCGAAATCCTCCTCGGCCGCCTTCACCTTCTGCGTGAAGTCGCGGTCCTCATCCGAGAGATGACGGACCAGGACGAAAAGGCCGCCGACGATCCCGGCCGACCTCTTGGAGAGGATGGCGATGCCTTCGCGCAGGTCGGGGAAGACGAGTTCCTCGGTCTCCTGGTCGTACAGGGCCTTGGCGACGATCTCCGCCTTGCGGGACTTGATCGTCATCTCCACCCCGGACGACTCGTCCCTCCGGGTCATCTTGGAGAGCTTGTTGTGGTAGTCCTCCCAGTCGCCGGACGGGAGGCCGGTGACGCGGAAGCGGACGCCGGGCGCCCACTCGGGGATCTCCACGTCGTCCTGGTGCCGGACGTCGGAGGCCTGCCGGATGAGGTCCTTCAGCGATGCCATGTGTTGGTGCTCCTGCCTGGTCAGCCGGTCGCGGTAAGGGTCGGCTTGCCGCTGATCTTGAATGTGACGGTGCGCTCGATCTTGTCGTCGGTGGGGTAGGCGTCACCGACGGCGGTGATCAGCGCGTGGAAGTCCCAGGTGTGCTCGTCCGCCTCGCCCGGCAGGATGACCATCTGGTAGTCCCGCAGGTCCTTCTCCTCGAAGTCGGCGTCCAGCGCCTGGTGGCTGGTGTTGCCGGGGTCGAAGTTGATCGTGGCCTCGACCTCGCCGCCGTCCTTGAGGCCCTTGATGAACTCCCGGTAGCCGTCGGGGGAGTCGTGGGTGGTGACCTCGATGGCCTCTCGGGCGCGGGCCGGTCCGCTGAGGTCGGACACGTTCGCGACGACGGCGAAGGTCCCGGCCCCGTTGGTGTCACGCAGCAGCTGCGTACCGAAGGCGTCTTTTCCTGGCATGTCAGGCTCCCAGCTCGAGGACGCGCACGCTCAGGGAGGTGACGGCGTCGTAGGTGATCGCTGCCCGTCCGGCGGTTCCCCGGAAGATGGCGGTCAGCGGGATGAGGCCGGTCTTCCCGGCGGCCACGACGAGCGTGGCGTCCGCCACGGGGTGGCCGTGGACGGTCCCGGGTGTGGCGATGGTGATGGTGCGCGAGGACGCGCCGGCGTTGATGGCGAGGAGGAACAGCCGCTCGCCGACCGGGGCGGTGTCCCCGCTCACGGTGGCGGCTGCGGCTCCTGTGGTGATGTCCGGGATGCCGCCGAGGGTGACGGCCCGGGTGGCTGCCAGAGCGGCCATGGTGTGTCCTTCCGGTCAGGGGGTGGGCGGCTGCTCGGTGACCACCCGGAAGCGCTGCACGAGGTGGCGGATGTTGCCGGGCGGCGTCGGGTCGGTCAGCGTCTGGGAGAACTCGAAGCGGGTGGCGACGTGGTCCAGGCCGTCGAGGGTGAGGGGCCGGTGGTCCAGCAGCGCGACGAGACGGGCCCCGATCTGCTGGACCCGGGCGTAGCCGCGGTACTGGTCCCACCCGTGGAGCGTCACGACGGTCTGCCGCCCGTACCGGTCGTGGGAGTTGTCCGGGATCTCGGTCGCCTCGCCGATGACGACGAACGGGTAGGGGACGTCCTCGGGCAGGTAGTCGTAGACCCCGGCGATCAGGTCCCCCAAGGTGCTGTCGCCGGTCAGGACCGCGTACATGGCCCGCTGGATCGGGCCCATCGTCTCGGGGGCCGTGGTCACCGCAGGACCCTTCGGACCTCTTCGGTCAGCCGCCCCCGGTAGCGGGCGCGCTCCGCTTCCAGGGCGGGGCCGAGTGCGGGCTGCGCCGGTGTGCGGCGGGTCCCGGCCTCGAGGAAGTGGGCGTAGAAGTCCTCGGCATCGTGCCAGCCCACGTTGGCCGTGAGGCCGTCGTCGGTCAGCTTGACGTCGACCTTCCGGGCCAGGTTGCCGGTGTCCTTCGCGACGTCGCGCCGGGTGTCGGACTGCACCGCCTCGGCAGCTTCCTTGACCGCCTTGGCCAGGGCCTGGACGATCGCCTCGTCCAGGTCCTCCAGGCGGGCGCGCAGCCGGGCGGCTCCCTGGATCTCCACGGTGATGCCGGAGCGGGCCACGTCTGTCACCTCTTCCGGAGCAGTTTGCGGATCTCGTGGAGTTCGCCGGCCACCGCGAGGACCGCCCACGTGAGGCGGCCGGTCGCGTTGGAGTCGGGGCTGTCGGTGTCCTCGGCGCGCAGCCGGCACGTCTCCGGGTCGGTGGGGCGCGGCAGCCGCGGTTCGGGGGCGGTGTCCATCAGGTGCCTTTCTGCCGTTGGATGAGTTCGCAGTCGGCCCGGAGGTAGCGGGGGCCGGACGGCTGCAGGGCGGCGTGGACGGTGAGGGTCTGACCGTCGCCGCGCAGCTGGTCGCCGCGCTGCACGTCCGCGGACGGCAGGAGGTAGACGGTGTGGGTGTGCTTGCTGCCCGCCTGCTGGGCGAGCATCCGGTCCGCGGCCGACGGCTGGTCGACCTTGGCCCGCACCTCACCGGCCTGCACCCACAGCGACGTCTGCCCGCCGGCCCCGTCCGGCGAGGTCGTCTCGCGCCAGACCTCCAGGGTCCGGTTGAGCCACCGGGCGATGCTCACGTCCGCGCCCGGTACAGGCCGAGCGCCTTGCGGTCGGCCGGGGTGAGCTCGATTCCGAGGGCGTCGGCCGCCCAGGCCTTGGAGTGGTCGCCAAGCGATTCGCTGGTGAGGCGCTCGAAGTTGGACCAGCCGCCGGCCGCCAGGCGCAGCGTGAGGCGCTTGATCCCGGCGGGGATCGTGGCGTATCCGGCCGTGTAGGTGACCTCGACGGCCCGGTCGTGGGTCGGCCAGTCGGCGCCGCGCCGGTGCAGGATCCCCGACCGGGACCAGGTGTAGTCCTGGTCCGTGCCGAAGGCGAGGTCCTCGCCGTCGTCGGTGTCGGAGGTGAGGGTGACCGCGGCGACGGCGGTGACGGGCCAGCGGGGCAGGAGCAGCTTCCTGGTCCCGGTGGTGCCCTGGTAGCGGCTGTCCTCGTGGACCGGTCCGTCCAGGGTGACGGTGTCCTCGGCCGCCTCCAGGTGCTGCCCGGTCTCCTCGTCGATGACGCCCTCGGCCAGCTCGATCAGGAGCTCCGCCGTTGCGGTGTCGTCGTCGGTGAAGGAGGGCTGCCGCAGCAGGAGCCGCAGGTGCTCGGCGGTGGCGTACGGCATCAGTCGCCGTCCGCGTCGCGGCGGCGCTCGAGCTCGGCCAGGACGAGGCCGCGGATGTCCTCCTTCTTCGTGGCGTCGCCGAGGTCAATCTCCTCCTGGGCGGCGTACGTCTTGAGCTGGTCCACGGTCATCTTCTCGACCGGGACCTCGTCGCCCGGCCCGCCGGGGTCGGCGGGCGGCGCGGGAGCGGTGGCGGTGGCACGCCGGGGGCTGTCGCTCTCGAGCGGCTTGCAGTCCCCGGCGGCGATCCGCTTGCGGGCCTCGGCCGCGGGGAGGTCGATGACCTCTCCGGCCTGGACGGTTCCGTGCTCGGGGTTGGCCATGAGGCGCAGCATCTGCACGCGCATGGTGGTCCTCTCCTGTTGGGTCGGTCAAACGCCGCGGGCGCCCACCGTGGTGAGCGCCCGCGCGGCGTACGGAGTGGGGCAGGGTCAGGGCTTGACGCGGCCCTTACCGCGGATGACGGTCACGCCGAAGGAGGCGTCCCCGGTGCCGGCGTCGGTGGCCACCGCCCGGATGTACCGCTTGATGCCGTGGTAGCCGATGACGGTGACCGTGGTCGCGGTGAGGGTGGCGGGCTCGGAGCCGTCCAGGTCGGCGTCCGCGACGGCGGTGAACCCGCTGCCGGAGGCGTTGGACTCCTGGATCTCGATGGAGAACGCGGCGTTGGCGACGGCTCCGGTGGTGATGACCACCGCGGCGGCGTCGTAGTTCGCCAGGTCGACCGCGGTCCCGGTCGCCGTGGCGGTCTGGGCGGCCGGGGCCAGGGTGGCGACGACGTCCAGGCTGTTCTTGATGTCGGTGCGCATGAGCGCCTCTCCTTCTCTGTGTGGGCCTGCGCGGGGCGCGGGTCAGGCGACGACGTCGTTGGACTGCAGGCGGATGAACGCCTCGGGAAGGATCGGCATGCCGTCGGCTTCCTGGCGGCCGATGAACCCGATCTGGTTCGACGTGGCGTACAGCTCGACCAGGCGCTGCACCTCGAACGCGAGGGCCTCGGCGATCCAGTAGTAGGAGAAGTCGCCGAGCATCCCGACGTAGTCGCCGTCCCCGAAGGTCGCGGGGGCGAACTCGCTGGTGATGAACGGGATGTCGAGGATCCGGTCACCCTGGTCGGTGGCCAGGCCCGCCCGCCACACGTAGTTGCCGTCGCCGTCCTTCAGCTTGCGGACGGAGGCGATCATCATCCGGTGGAACAGCCACCGCGCCTTCGCGTGGTAGGCGCTCTTGAGCGTGTACTTGGCCGTGATCAGGTCGTCCGCCGAGTTCCCGCCGGCCGCGTTGACGAACCCGGACCCCGACGTGGAGATGTCCACGTCCCGCGTGGTGGGGATGCCGTCCGGAGACGCGGTGAACAGACCCAGCGGCTTCTGGTTCCCGTCGCCGAGCATGTAGGCCTTCTCGGCGGTGACGCCGAACTTGTACGCCATGCGCTCCCGGACCAGCGTCTCGGGGTTCATGACCGCGGCGCGCAGCAGCTTGCGGCTGATCTTGACGCGCTTGGCCAGGGGGTGCGGGCGCAGCTCGCGCTTCCCGATCCGGATGCCGTCGTCCTCGTTGCCGGTGCCGAGCTCGCTCGTCCAGTCGGCGTCGCCGAGGTCGGAGTCCAGCGTCGGGACGCCGAGGGACTCGGCCTGGGTCAGCTGGTGCACGGTCGCCAGTCCCCGCAGCGCGACCATATCGTCCACGCCCTTGAGGAGCTCCTTCACGAACTGCTGCGGGGCGACGAGGAACCCGCCCTCCGGGTCGTGCCCGGCGTTCAGCGCCCGGGCCTGCGCCTCGCTCAGCGCGCCCCGGCCGCCGAGCACGTAGGCGCGCAGCGCGCCCATCGCCGCGTCGTCGCCGCGGCCGGTCGGCTTGGTGTCCTCGGTCTCGTCCTCGCGGGCGTCGTCCTCGAGGCGCTCGGCCCGCTCGATGGTGGCGTCGACTCCGTCGCGCTCGTCCATGAGCTTGTCGAACCGGGTCTCCTCCTCCGGCGTCATGGAGCGGCCCTCGTCCTCGGCCGCCTTCATGATCGCGCGGGCGTCGGCGCCCAGCTTGGTGCGCTTGGTGCGCAGCTCCCGGATCTTCACGGGTGTCTCCGTTCGGTGTGGTGAGGTGCCCCGCGCGGCTGCGCGGCGCGGGGGTCAGATACCGGCGAGCCGGAGCAGCCGGGAGTTGTCGACGGCGGGCGCCTGGCGCTCGTCGTCCTCGTCCTCGTCGTCGGTTCCGCCGGCGGCGTCGAGGAGCTCCTGCAGGGCGGTGGCCGCGTTCTGCACGAGGGTCTTGTTCTTCTTGGACAGGACCGCACCGGCGCGGGCGCCGACGGTGTCCAGTTCGGCGAGCTTGGACATGACGGCCTGGGCGAACTCGTCCGGTGTGCCGCGCACATCCAGGCCGCGCACGAGGTCCAGGGCGGAGCGCCCGGATTCGACGATGGCGTTGGGGTCCATCGGCAGCGGAACGGCCGAGACCTCGAACAGCTCCCACCCCTCGGGGGTTCCGGAGTCGTCGATGTTCCAGACGTCGAACCCGATCGAGAACGCGTTCATCATCTTCGACCGGTACTTGCGCTCCACCTTGACGGCGAACTCGTCGTCCTGGTCGAAGACGACGTCCATGAGCAGCCGCTCGCCATCGATCCACGTCTTGTCGGACCGGCCGATCGGCAGGCCGTCACGCCCCCAGTACGAATGCCCGTACCCGACGACCGGGTTGGACTGGAACCGGCCGAGCTCGGCGCCCTTCATCGTGAGGTTCAGGCCGTCGCCCTTGCGTCCCTCGGTCGCCGCGATGATCGACAGCGGCTTGCCAGCCGCGTCGTCGTCGCCGTCCGCGCGGGCGACGTAGCCGCGCAGGTAGTGCCGCTGTCCCTTCACCGGTTCCTCCTCGGTCTGTTGATCTGCCGGTCACGCGGCGGTGACCCCTGCTGGCGGGCTGCCCAGAACTCGGCGTCGAAGCGGCCGCACGAAGTACCGGTGTGCCACCAGCCGCCGGACGGGCCGCTCTCGGCCTCGCCCCCGCACGCCGAGCACGTTCCGGGTGTCATCTGCGGGCCGCTCACAGCGGGATCACCTCGCACAGGCACCCGGCGTGGACCGGCGGGTGGAACGTGTCGCGCTTGGCGGTCAACTTCTGGCCCTCCTCGTCGCCGTCGATGTCTTCGCCCTTGGCCACGAACGGGTCCTCGATCTTCCGGACCGTGCCGTCGAGCTTCTTGCAGTACGGGCAGTTCTCCGACCCGCGGGCCACCCACTGGATCCGCTTCACCCCGGCCTCGCGCCACGTCTCACGCGCGGCCGCGTTCGGAAGCTGCGCGGTTTCCCACCGGGTGACCTGGTCGGGCTTCTCGTCCTCCCACTTCGCCAGGCGGGCCAGGACGTCGGCGACGATCGCCTCCGGGGTGTCCGCGGACTGCGCGGCGTTGCGCAGCTGCCCGTAGGAGGTGGCGACCTGGTAGGCGACGTGGGCCAGGGCGTAGGCGCGGGCCCACACCGACAGGTCGACGTCCTCCTCGGCCCCGACCTCGTCGGCCGCGTCCGCAGCGACGTCGGCGGCGAACACGGTGAACAGCGGGACCCACAGCTCGGTGAGCATCTCGGCCACCGGGCCGTCGGATGCGTACAGCGCACTGAGGGAGGTGAGGAACGTGGACAGCGACCGTGTCCGCAGCCGGCCGCGTTCCGGCTCGAGATGCCGGGCCACCAGCGCGGTGACCTTCTCCGTCTCGAACGCCACCAGCTCGTCCACGCTCTCGCGGATCTTCGGCCCGTAGGCGTCGGCGAGCTTGTCCCGCAGCGTGCTGCCGCGGCCACGCATGAGACGGGCCCGGCGCATCGTGTTCGGCTCGATCTCCCGGGCTTCGCCGCCGGCGGGGACCATATTGAGCGGGACGAGGTAGGCGTCACCGCCCTCCACCGGGTTGAGGTTCTCCTTCTCCCGGACGTCGTTCGCCGACAGCCAGCCCCACTGGCGGCCCACCGCGTAGGCGGCGTACCGGGCGGCGGTGTCGCCGCGCAGCAGCGAGTCGACGAGGAACTCGGCGTAGAACCGCTGCCGCTCCTCGGGCAGGAGCAGCTGGGTAAGGACTGCTTGCTCCCACCGCACGAACCAGATATTCAGCGCGCCCTGGACGTAGTCCAGTTGCTGCTGCTCGATGTTGGAGAAAGTGGCCCGGTCCAGGTCGCCGATCTTGTGCGGGGGCAGGCGCAGCCACCGGGACATCTCGGTTACCTGCAGTTTGCGGGTCTCGAGGAACTGGGCGGCGTCGTTTGGCACGCCGACCTGCTGCCAGGTGACGCCCTCCTCGAGGATCGCCACGCGGTGCGCCCGGTCGATGCCCTTATGGATGTTCTCCCAGTCGTCGGCCATCCTGCGGCGCGCCTCCGGGGAGAGGTTCGCAGGGTGGGAGAGGGCGCCGCCGGGGGCGGCCCCGTTGGAGAACACCTTGGCCCCGTGGTGCTCGGTGGCCAGGCCGAGGCCGATGGCGTTCGCGGCGAGGTTGACGACGGAGTAGCCCTCCACCCCGTCGAACCCGAGGCCCCCGATGTGGAGGACCTCGTGGGGCAGGAGCACGGTGTGGATGCCGTTGACGTCGTCGTCGTACCGGTAGCGGCGCTCGAACCGGCCCGGCCCGGTGCGCTTCACGCCGATCGTGATGCGGTCCGGGCGCAGCGGCCACAGCTCCTCGATGACGCCGGTGCGCTGGTTGCTGACGACGTACGCGATGCCGTTGCCCCACGTGATCGCGTGGCCCATCAGCGTCTCTTTGAACTGCACCGCCGACATCATGGGGTTGGGCTGGTCGTGCAGCAGCGTGTACAGCGGGTGCCCGGTCGCGCGCTGCTTGCCCCGCGGCTGCAGCCGCTCGTACAGGAACATCGGCAGGGCGCCGACGTCCTCGGACAGGACCCGCACCCCGGCGAAGAACGGGGAGTAGGTGAGGGCGGTGTCCTGGTCGACGCGGATGCCGGCGGAGTTGACCGACCCGCCGCGCATCCAGTCCTCCACCCACTTCTCCGGGGTCGCGATCCCGGACAGTGCGCTGCGCATGATCCCCACGTCAGGCTCCCTTCTGCTGGTCGCCGGTCGCCGTGCGGTTCGCGCTGTGCGCCCCGGCGACGCCGACGGCCAGGAGCACGAGGCCGGTGACGGTGACGCCGAGCCACGGGGCGAGGAGGAACAGGCCGAGGCCGATGAGGCCGACGCCGACCAGGACCAGGGCGTCCCAGCGGTCCACGGGTTCCACGGGTCTCCCTTCGGGGTTACAGGGCCATGCCCTGGGACTCGTAGATGGACGGGGCGGGCATGCCGCGCATCCCGCCGTCGATGGCGAACAGCAGGGAGGGCATGCCGTCGATGCGCTTGCCGGTCTTCCCGCGGTCCGGCTTCACCGGCCGGATACGGTCCGGGTCGTCGCGCGGTGACTTGCACTCGAGGTTGTCGGCCATCCACCGGGCGACCGGGTTGCCGTAGTGGGCGTACTCCCGGGCCTTCAGCCCGCGCATGAACTCCGCCATGGGCGGCGTCATCCGGCTGTAGGTGGTGTCGGACTCGACCAGCTTCAGCCGGGTCCGCTTGGCGATCTCCTGGCGGACCGGCTCACCGCACCACTTGTCGTACGTGATGTCGACGATGGAGTACAGCTGGTGGTCGGTCTCGACGTCGTCGTAGATCGTGTCGTAGTCGATCGTGTCGCCGTCGGTGAGCGTGATCCACCCATCGGCGGCCCACTCGGAGAACTTCCCCCCGGTGTAGCCGTCCAGGTGGTCGGCGATGGACTCCGGCGCCCAGAACCGCCACGTCATCGACCCGTCGGGGAACAGCAGCGACCAGGCGGTCAGGTCCAGCTTGCTGGACAGGTCCAGTCCCGCCCAGCAGCGTTCGCCCTCGAGGCGGCCCGTGACCCAGCCCGGGTTCGGGGCGATCTCCCGGGCGTTCTGGTCCCACAGGTCCATCGGGATCCACCGCGTGATCTGCGAGACCCGCTGGTTCAGACGGAACTGGCGGAACCCGTTCTCCGCGCTGTGGTTCTGCCGGGCCTCCTCGGCCTCCTCGCGCAGCGACTGGATCGAGAGGAACGTGCCCAGCGCCGGGTTGGCCCAGTGCCAGTTCGCCTCGTCCCACGGGTCGGTGGAGACCGGGAGCTCCGGCCGCGCGGGGAACAGCCGCCACAGCCGCTCGAGTTCGTCGACCGTGCGCGGCATCTTCCGCACGTACGCGAAGTGGTGCGGCGCCCGGGCCGGGTCCTCCATGACCCGGTCGGCCTCGTCGATGAACTCCGCACCGAACGACACCTGATCGCTGGTCTCGGTCGTGATCGCGATCATCAGCGGCTGGGTGCGCGCGCCGGCCGCCGTACGCATTGCTTTCCACAGCGAGTCGTCCGGCTGCGAGAGGACCTCGTCCAGGATGAAGCAGTGCGGCGAGTGGCCGAGCTCGTTGTCGGCGTCGGCCGGGATGACCTCGTAGTGGGATCCGGTCTGCTCGTCGACCAGGCGCCGCTGGTTCTTGATGTGGTCCAGGCGCGCGGCGAGGATCGGTGACTTCCGCACCATCTTGGTGCAGGGCTCGAACACCTTCCCGGCCTGGCGGGTGTTGGCGGCCGCACCGTAGATCTCGGCGGACTCCTCGCCGTCCCCGACCAGCATGTACAGCGCGATCCCGGACAGCAGTGCACTCTTGCCGTTCTTGCGGGCCATGACGATCGTGGCCCGGGTGTAGCGGCGGACGTAGCGCCCCCACTGATCCGACCAGTGGACCTCCCCGAACAGCGGCCGGATGATCTCATGTTCCTGCCACGGCGACAGGTCGAACCGGCGGTTGGCGAGCGCCCCGGCGGGGTGGACGAGCAACTCGGCGAAGAACTGGACGACGCGGTCGGCGCGCGGCTCGCAGTAGTGCGCCCCGGCCCGCTCGCACGTCTTGCCGTCCAGGGTGTAGCCGCAGCGGCCGCCCTTGCGTGAGCGCGGCCGCCACCTCTTCGTGTGGTCGACCCGCAGCGCCCGCGCCCGGCGGCGGGGCGGCGGCCGCGTCGCGGCTTTCGACCTCGAGGGCCTGGCGGTGGTCCGCGCAGCCATGACCACCCCCCGACGGTCAGGACAGCAGCCGCTCCGCCCCGGCCGGATTCGTCGGCGGTGCGATCTTCAGCTGACTGCGGTCGGACGGGGTGAGACCGAACCGGGCTCCGTACCGCTGGACCTGAGCGTCGGCCGCATCGAGCGCCAGGAGCCACGGATTCTTGCCCTGGCGGTGGCCGGTCAGGTCGCCGTTCTTGTTGAACACCGGGAGCTCCACCACCGCGCCCTCCTGGGCGACGTGCTCGGCGGCGTCGCGCCGACGGACCACCGCGTCGCACCAGTTGGCGTACGCCTCGGTGTCCCACGCGGTCAGGACACCCTTGCCGATCAGGTCGTCGGCGAGCTGCTCCCAGACCTGGACAGCGTCTTCGCTCAGCCAGTCCGGCGGTTCGATCTCCAGCTCGGAGGGCTGCGGCTCGTCGGTGTTGATCCGGTCCTTGCGGTCGCCGTGCAGTACCCGCAGGGCGGTCGGCTTCCCGGCCGGTCCACGCTGCCCCATGATCGCCTCCGGTCACAATCGGTTACGACGGGGGCCCTGGTACGGCGGATCCGAAAACCTGTCAGCGCGAGAGGGGGCTCCCCCCCGCGTTCCGCGGGGCCCCGCGCCAGGGATTTGAGGCCCCCACCCCGGTGACGCTCAGTATTCCGGGCCGCGTCTGTTCCATCCGCCGGGCTGATGCTTCGCGGTCTGTGACGAGTGGCACGAGGCACACAGGCCGCGCCCACGACGGGGGTCGTGGTCGTCCAGGCCGCGCGCGACCAGCTCGCGCTTGGACAGCGGCCAGTGGTCCGCGTGCACGGCCGGCGCGTCCATGCACACCACGCACACCGTGTCGCGGGCCAGCACCCCTGTGCGGAACCGCTGCTCGTGCTCGCGTCCATAGCCCTTCGCTGCGGCCGAGGGGCGGGGGCGGGGGCGTGCGCACCGGGGGCACTTGGCGGACCCAGGGGTGGGGGTGCCGGGGCAGCCGCCTGTGGTGCACCTCTTGGGCGCTCGGGAGGGCATGGCTACTCAGTAGCCCTTGAGAGCGTGGCGCAGACGTAGCCACGCGCCGTACAGGGCGCCGCGTACGCGGGGGACGTGCACCTTGAGATGCACGCTCATGGAGCCGTCGCGAGCCCGTGTCGCGGTGGTGGCGTAGATGTCGGGTGCGTCGAACTGGACCTGGGCGCCGACCCATCGAGGGAACCCGGTCAGGTTGCCGGTAGCGGGCATGTGCTCCTCCTGGCGTGCCGAGGCCCGGCGGCGCGGTGCGCGCGGCTGGGCCGAGGGTGTGGAGGCCTAGCGCTGGGTGAGCTTCACCTCGTGGGCCGTCCAGGTGTCGTCGTCCTCGGTGGACGTGGTGCAGGTGTAGGTACTGCGGACGGTGGCACCGAACCCGTTCTGGCTGTCGACGACGCCAGTGACCTTGTACTTCCACGGCTTGGTGTCGCTGAGGACGGTGGTCTTGGCGTAGTCGCCGTCCATGACGCCCGGGAACTTTGCGGTGCCGGGGGACTTCAGGCGGTCCTTGACGAAGCCCTCGCACATGACTGCGGCGCTCTCGCCGAGGGGCTTGCCGTCGCCGGAGCCGCAGGCGGTGAGTGTGGCGAGCAGGCCGGCCGCGATCAGTGCAGTGGTGGTGCGGGTGTACATGGTCCCCCCAGGGATGCCGAGTTGAGGGGAAAGCGTGTCACGGGCGTGGAGGCGATGTGTGCACTTCGGGTATGCCGACGAGGCGTAGGGCGCGGCCGCGGGTGGCGAGTTCGGCGCGGGCGACGTCGGCGAGGTCGTAGAGCGGGTGGCCGCGTTCGGTGAGTCCGGTGCGGGTGAGATGGCCGCGGGATGCCCAGTCGCGGATGGTGGTGGGGCGGACGGCGGCCGCGCCGGCAGAGAAGAAGCGGCGGGCCTGGGTGGCGTGGGCGGCGGCCTGGGCGGTGGTGAGGAGGTCGGTGTCCATGGGCCTCCCTCGGGACGCGAGAAAGCCCCTGGCCGATGGTCAGGGGCTCTGCAGACACACGTGTGGTGGTGGCATCAGTGTCGCGCCAAAGATGGATCTTGTCCAGCGGCGTTTCCTCGGGGCGTGGCGACGGCCCCGCCGGTACGGGTCGGCGGGGCCGTCTGACCGGGCGCTACCCGGCGTGCAGGGGACAGTGTGTCAGGGCTTCTTGGCGGCCTTCTCGGCGTCGCGTCGCTGCTGGCTCGCGTCGTTCTTCTTGGCGAGGTCGCCTGCGCTGATGTTGGGCAGTGTCATGATCCTGTTCCTGTCTCGTGAGGGATGGGGCCCGGGGCGGCCGTTCGCCTGGCAGTGAGCCGGCCGCCCCGCGTTGTCGGGTCAGCGGTCCTGCGCGTTCTCCGCCGTGTGCATGTCCTCGAGAGCCTGTGCGGCGCCGAGAGCCTCGGGCGATCCGGGGCCGTAGTCCTCGGCGGCCTGGCCCATCACAGCGACGGCGTCGGCGGTGCGGTCGAGGAATTCGCGGTCACGCATCGGGTCCTCCTGTGGTGTGGATGCCGGGCTGTCCGGCTCCCCTCACCGCCCGTCTCACTCGGGCGGATCGGGCAGCTGTCAGACCTTGTCGACGGTGAGGCCGGGAGGCGTGACGGTGATCTGGGCCCCGCTCGGGTCGCGGGTCACGCGGACGTTGTTGGTGTTGGTGTTGGCGTTCTGACCTGGGCCAACAACGCCAACAGGGGGATGAGAAGGGGCGGGGGAGAGGGGTGCGGGGATGTCGTCGCGGTGGACGCCGGGCCCGTTGCCTGCACCGGTGACCCGTACGCCCTCCCGTACGCGGACTCCTGCGTCCTCGAGGAGTGCCCGCACGTGCTTGGTGGTCCAGGTGTGGCCCGGGTACTCCTCCTGCAGCTGGTCGCTGAGGCGGGTGAGGAGGACTCCGGTGCCGGTGCCGAGCTCGCGGACGATGTCGGCCATGTCGGCCGGTTCGGGGGCGGGCTGCTCCTCGTTCTCGTCGTCCGGCTCCTGGTCGGCGTCGTGGCCGGTGCGGTGTCGGTGGGCGGCGGCCAGGGCGAGCGTTAGGGCGGCCGCTCCGAGGGTCCAGCGCAGCCAGGGGTGGATGACCAGGGCGGTGGTGGCGACGGTGAGGGCGATGGTGGCGATGACCCAGCGGGCGAGTGCCTCCCGCCACTCCCCCGGCCACAGCCACGCGGCCAGGGCGTTGGTGGGCTGGTCGGTGTCGGTCTGCTCGGTCGGCTGGGTGTCGGTGTGGGTCATTACTGGATTCCTCCGGTCCACCAGGAGCCGGCCAGGTTGAGGCCGCTGGCGAGGGGTACGGCCATGACTCCTGCGATGCCTGCGGCCATGCCGAGGAAGATGCCGGCGCAGGTTCCGGCGATGTTCTGGAGTCGGGGCAGGCGGCGGCCCCAGACGTGGGCGCCGATGACGAGGGCGGTCCACAGGGCGAAGACGGCGTAGCCGCCGGCGGTGAGGACGACGGGGTCGGCGCGTGTGACGGTGGGTGAGGTGCCGCCGATGCCCCAGACGAGGTAGGCGTAGCCGAGGCCGTTGCCGCCCCAGAGTCCGAGGCGGGTGATGATGCCGAGCGCGGACCAGCCGGAGCTGGCGAGGACGGCGATCATGCCGTAGCAGAGGGAGATGACGAAGGGGAGCAGGGAGAGGTAGGAGCGGCCGCCGCCTTCGCCGTCGCCCTTCTTGCCGCCGCTGCCTTTGGTCCACCAGCGCTGGAGGGTGAGGGCGACGATGATCAGGCCGAGGGTGGGTCCGCCGAGGTAGACGATGGGCTGGGTCAGGATGGGGTTGTCCATGGTGGGTCAGGTCCTCAGTGGGTGAAGAGCCAGGCGACGTAGGCGGCCGCCACGGCGAGGAGGGCGACGGTGCGCACGGTGGCGGTCAGGCCGGGGATGCGGGGCTCGGTGCGGCTGCAGGCGATCAGGCCGAGGGCGGCCAGGAGCGTGAGCATCGGGTAGACGATCAGGCCGAGGATCACGGCTGCACCTCGGCTGCGGCTGCGGCTGCGGGCGGGAGCGGCTGCGGCTCCTCGGCTGCGGCTTCACGGATGCGGGCTGCGGCTGCGTCGAGGATGCGGGGGGCGCGGCGCTGGCCGATGCCGAGCTCGCGCTGCAGCCGCCGCCCGGAGAGGGGGCCGGTGGCTGCGAGGGCTACGGCCCGCTCGATCAGTGGCTCGTCGGAGAGGCGTGCGGCTGCGGGTGCAGCCGGTTGCGGCTGCGGCTGCGCAGCTGCTGTGACCTCGGGTGAAGGCGGCTGCATGGGTGCGAGGTCGAGAACGAGCGTCCGGGGCGGTGTCCAGCCGGTCAGCTGCGGCTGCGCGGGTGCAGTCGGCTGCACGGCTGCGGCTGCGGGAACATCCGGCTGCGGCTGCGCAGCCGCCAAGGCGAGCGCAGCCGTCGGCGGCGCGAGCGCTACGGCTTCGGCTGCGGCCTGATCGAACTCGGCTGCGGCGAGAGGCTGCACGGGCGCGGTCGGCTGCACGGCTGCGGCTACGGGTAGGGGCCGGCCGTAGCGGGCGAGGCGCAGCTGCAGCCGGTCGTCGACCGGAGCGCGCCACCGCCACAGGGGCCCGTGCTCGGCCCGCAGCCGCGCCCGGTAGGTCAGCCGCTCCTGCTCCAGGCGGATCACCTGCTCGTAGCTGCGGAGCTCCCACAGCTTCATCCGCCGCCACAGCCGGAACGTCGGGACAGGCGAGAGGAGCCAGCGGGTGAGGCGGATGCCGTCCATGTGCTTGTCGGCGGTGATCTCCGCGATCCGGCCCACCGCGTTGCGGCCGGCCTCGACCACGACGACGAACAGGACCGGGATCACGGCGTGCATGGCGGTGCCGACCGGATCGGGCCACGCCGCCGCGCCGTTGAACGCGATGGTCGCCGCGGTGAGGAGCCACGCGGTGTGGCGCAGCAGCGGGTACGGCATCCGCAGCCAGGCCAGAAGGAGATCGAGGGCGAGCAGCACGACGATGCCGATGTCGATCCCGACGGGGAACGCCATGGCGAAGTCGCCGAACTGCTTCTGCTCGGCGAGCTCGCGGACGGCGGCGTACGAGCCGACGAACCCGATCGCGGCGATCAGGACGGCACCGGCGGCGACGGTGCCGACGAGGCGGCGCTGCGCGGTGGTGAGCACGGGGCGGGGCACAGAGGTCTCCCGGGGTGGCGGCCGGGCGCGGTGGTGCGCCCGGCCGGGGTCAGCGGGTGGAGGCAGCGTTGCCTGACGTGCGGGCGGAGCCGAGCTGGGTGCGGGTCTCACCGGTGCTGGGGCGGCGGCCCTGTAGGGCGTTGGCCTGTCCCTGCCGGTAGGCGCGGGCGGCGTCGGAGGGGCGCGCGCCGACGAAGCGGCGCAGGCGTGCGGCGTACTCGGCGCGGGTGCCGGTGAGGACCAGGTCGTGCACGGCGGCGAGGGTCGCGGTGATGTCGCGGCCGACGATGGCCGAGTTGTAGATCCCGTGGTGGTCCCAGACGCTGATCTGGATCTCAAGGAACCGGGCGCGGCTGCTCATGGTCGCCTCGGGCGTCATCTGCTCGAGGCGGTCGGCGGCGGCGCGCAGGATCTCGCGGACGCGGTACGGCTGGAGGCGTAAGGCCTCGGTGGGTGCGGGGGCTGCCGAGGCGGTAGCGGCGCGGTTACGATCGCGCATGGTCGTCCTCCTGGTCACTCAGGGGATGGCTGGCCCCGACCGGCGCTCTGACACTCCGGTCGGGGCCGTTCTGTTAGCGAGTACGACCGTACGGAATAGTTGCGTTGGACGCAACTATTCAGAGAGGATGGCGCATGCCCAAGAGCGACCGCGGAGAGGAGCAGCGCCCAACGATGCTGACGTTCACACAGGCTGCGGCGCGGCTCGTCGACGACGGGCACGTCAGAAGCATGGGTCCGGAGGGGCTCCGGAAGCTGGCGCGGACCGACCCGGAGTGGCCGGTGACGGATGAGCAGTACGAAACCGTCGCCGGTGCCCGCACGCTGCCGTACGAGCGGGTGGTCCAGTACATCCTGACCAGGAGTAAGCGCCCGGGCCGTGGCCCTGCCAAGCCGCCAACCGCTGAGAAGTAGCCGGCCTTCAGTGCGTCCCCTGCCCATGGGAGTTGGGCAGGGGACGTACTGCTGTGCGGAGCGTACGGCGGTCAAGCCGCGGCCTTGGGCTTGGGCGTGATCATGTGGAGGGCAAGGGCGGTGAGGGCGGGCATGACCTGGTCGCGGTGGGCCGCGTACTCGTCCTGGGTGAGCGTGGCAGGGCAGACCCTGCACACGACGTTGAGTTCGTCCTCGCGCTCCACCAACGACCAGCCGGCGCACAGCGGGCACGGCGCGTCCTTGGCCCGGGTCACGGGCTTGGTGTGGGTGAGTCGGCGGACGCGGTGGAGCAGCTGCTCGATCTGCTCGTAGAGGTCGTCCCACCACGGGCGGGTCGCGGCGTACGGCAGGTACGCGTCGAGCCACCGGCACAGGCCGGGGACATCGGCCCCGCCCCGGACCCAGGGACCGTCGCAGCGCTGGATGTGGATCGTGCCGTGGCTGTCGACGCGGGCCACGGGAACGTCGGCGTCGGCGGTGAGGTAGCGGGCCCACCCCATCAGCAGCGGCGTCATGGGGATGCCGCCGGTCTGGTCGCCGTGCGGGTCGTCCAGGAGCACGGGCTGTCCGGGGCCGGTGAGGTCGAGGACCTCGAGGCGGATCGGGAGCGGGGCGTGGGCGCGGCCGATGCCGCCGCGCCGGGCGGGTCCGGTGTCGGGGCGCAGCATGTCCTGCAGGAGCACCAGGTGGCGGGGGAGCTCGCGGAGCCAGGTGTGGACGCTGTACTGGCAGGCCTCGCAGCCCGTGCGCGGGGAGTCGTCGGGCAGGCGGCCGTGGCAGGAGAGGCAGGTGTCGGTCATGGTGGCGCTCCGGGTGGTGCGGCGGGTCAGAGGTAGGGGCCGGTCGGGACGTCGGCGATGGGGCGCAGCAGGCGGGCGGGCAGGGTCCAGGCGGCCGGGCGGGGCGAGGGCGCCGCGCGGGTCTTGCGGTGGCAGACCCGGCCGGTGCCGCGCGCCCGGGAGACGGGATCGCGCAGCGGCCGGCCGCACACGGTGCAGGGGCGGGGGTCAGTCACCGTCGGCCTCCGTCGGCTCGTCGTCGGGCCACTCGATGCGGGCGTGGGGGTATCCGGCCTGGAGGAGCTCGACGGTGCGGGCGGTACTGCCGAGCCCCCAGTACGGGTCGTCCATGACGAACGCCCTGCCGTTGGGGAGCTCGGCGCCGTCGAGGACCTGGCCGTGCGGCAGGTGGAGCCGGAACCCGCGGGCGAACGGACCGGCAGTCACGGACCCACCACCGCGGTGCAGCGGCCGGACAGACACAGGGCCTGCCCCTCGCTGACGTAGTGGACGTGCTCGCCCTCGTCGACGAGCAGCTCGGCGGCCGCGCGGGCCGGGCTGGTGTGATCGGTGGTCATGGTGTCGAGGTCCTCTCGGTTGCAGGGCGCAGCCGGCGGACGGCGCGGCCGGTGGTTCGGGGCAGGACGGTGTGGCCGGGGCAGCGGTCCGGGCCGGTGCTCCACCCGGCCCGGGCGGCGATGGCGTACGCCTCGGTCTCGTCGGTGGTGCCGGTCGGCAGATACGCGCCGCAGGTGCCGTACGGGCCGTGCGAGACGTCGCAGCGGATGACCAGGGCGAGGCTCACCGCTGCTGCGCCCTGGTGCAGCGGTCGGCCTGGTGGTCGTTGCCGCGGGTGAGCCACCCGAGTTCGCAGCACCAGGTGGCCCACGGCTCCGCCCACGTCTCGGCGGTGAGCTGTGCGAGCTCGCGGGCCTGCTCGTCCTGGCGCTGTGCGGCGGTGGCCCGGACCCGGCCGCGGCTGAGGAGGCACCCGGCGGTCAGGAGCAGGCACATCACGGCCCCGGGCCAGATACCGGCCTGCGCCCAGAGCAGTCCGCCCATGAGCGCCACGGTGGCGGCCGCCGACAGGGCGGCGTAGCGGAGACGGGCGGAGATCACAGCGTCCCCATTTCGGCGATCAGTTGAGAGGGAGGAACGTGGCTGGCGGCGCGGTCGGCGAGGGTGGAACGGGTGCCGACCCGCCAGCCCTCCAGCGCCTCGATGAGCTCCTGGACGTGATCGGCGGCGTTCGGGTCAGGTGTCCCAGCCGTACGCGGGGAGCGAGTCCCGGCGTACGTGCCGTCGGGCCACTCCTCCCGGCCGGCCTCGGCGCGCTCCAGGACCGCGGCGTCCTCGGGGGTCAGCGCTGCCACGGGACCGGCCTCACTCCGTGTGTCGCCCGCGGCGTCGGCGCGCTGCTGCGCCTCGGTGGCGGGGAAGGACAGGTGGCGTGATGCGGCATCGCCCGCCACTCCGAGGGGCGCGGCTCGGGGTGGGCCTTGGTGAGGGACCGGACGTACAGCAGGCCGTCGGCCCCCTGCGTGACCGCGAGGTTCCCCTCCTCGCTCGGCTGGGCGTCGACCGGCTGCCGCTTCCCGTTGGCCGTGGTGAGCGCCCAGCAGATCAGGGCGTGGCACCGGCGGCAGGTCGTGACGTGCTGACTGGCGGGCTTCATGCGGTGGTCCCTTCGTCGTGCTGGGCGAGGTGGGGCAGGACGAGAGCTCTGCCGTAGAGGCGGATGGCGGCGGGGGCGCCGAGTTCGGCGAGCGCCTGGCGGACCGTGTCGTCGGTGGCGGCCGCGCGCAGCTGCTCCCGCTCGTCGGTACCGGGCGGTTCGGGGCCGGGGCCCGGCGGCGGGGGCGGCCACGGCAGCCACTTCGTCGGCGGCCGCGCCGGGGCTGGCGGGTCGGGCGGGGCCTCGGCCGGGACGGCCTGCTGCGCCCGGGCCTCCTCGATGGCGGCCTCGGCGGCCGCGATGTTGGCGCAGAGGTGGCAGCGCTCCCTGGTGGCCCAGGTGATGCCGTCCTCGCAGGAGGGCAGGCGGCATCCGTGGCGGGGCAGGCCTGCGCCGAGGATCCATCGGCCGACGTCGCCGCGCCGTGCCCGCTCGGCGGCGGGGCCGCTGGCGGTGAGGCGGGAGTACCGGGTCAGGAGCCGGGTCGTGAGGCGCTCGGCCCCGACCCCGGCGGACAGCTGCTCGCCGATCTCCCGGCCGATCCGGCGCAGTACCCAGGTCTGGATGCCCGGGAGTTCGTGGCGTACGGGCTCGAGGACCTGCCACACCCGGGGCGACAGCTGCAGTTCCGGCCCGCGGTACGTGCCAGCCTGGTCGTTGCTGCGCTTTTCGTCTTGAGCCGCGCGTCGGAACGTCGGCCCAGCCGGGTTTTCCACAGCCCGGGGCCCGTAACTACCCGAGTCTCGCCTCCGGCGGATCTCAAGATTGCCCGCGCGCCCGTCAGTTGCAAGGGAGTGGTCTTCCTTAGACGCGAGGGACCCGTCACCGCTGGCCAGGGCCACCCCGTCATGGTTGTCCGTTGCGGAGGGGGCTACGGGGTGAAGGGGGTGCGCGTTGACGGCGACGGCGTGGCGGCCGCGGTGCCCGGCCCGGCGGCCGAGGGTGAGCCACCCGGCGGCCTCCAGTTCGTCCAGGAGGCGGTAGCCCGTCTTCTCGGACATCGGTTCACCCGCGTGCTTTCCGGTGTGGTGGAAAAGCTCTCCGGCGAGCTCGGCTGCGGTGACAGGGAGGCCCTTGACGGAGGCGCGGGCGAGGTGGAGCCAGGCGCGCAGGCGGCGCGGGGTCAGGGCCTCAGCGACCCGTACGGGGACCTCGAGGGCGGCCAAGTCGCGCGGGACGAGGCGGGCGTAGCGCTTCGCGGACTGCCCGTCTCCGCCCTGGTGGGTGCGCTGCTTGGTGAACAGCCACGGCTCCGAGCCGTCCGGGCCGGGCCGGTTCAGGGCCGTGAGGCCTCGCTCGACTGCCGAGCGGGACATACCGAGCATGTCCGCAAGTTCGGAGACTCGCGCGGTGCACGGATGGGTGTCCGGACGTGCACCAGGGAAGGAGCGGCGGGCGTCCAGCGCGGTGACCTTGATGTAGACGGCCACTGCCTCGTCGCAGTAATCGCCGCCCCGGTACAGGGATTCGGGGATCCAGACGGTCTGCTCGCTGCGCCGGCGGGGCCGGTTGAAGCGAACACCACCGGCCCCGCCGCGGATGCGGCGGGGCTCAGCGGCAGCGAGCAGACCAACGGACATCAGGCCTGGGGCTCCCCAGAGCTGGTGTGCTTCTTCACGCAAGCGGCGATGCGCTCAGCAACGATCCGGTCGACCTCGTCCCCGGGCATCCAGTAGAGATCCGAGTCCGGGTCGGAGCACAGGGCGCGCTCTTCCATGTTGCGATAGGTGTTGTGCCGGCCGTCGTCGCGGTCACCCGGAGGAGTTTCGGTGTGGCCGATGGCCTTCGGCAGGATCCACATTGGGTGCAGCAGGTCGCCCAGCACACCGCTGACCTCGGCAATCTCTCCCTTCTCCTCCAGGCTCTTCATGGCGGCCAGGACCGCGCTACGCGAAGCGTTCACCTGGGTCACGAGCCAGGTGCTTCCTGCGCAGACCAGGTGCGACGGGCCCTCGGCGTGGTCTGCCATGGCCAGCAGCACCAGGCGGGACACGCCCTTCGACTGCGACTGGGTCCACACCCAGTCCAGTGCTTCCTTGCTCATCTCAGTACCTCTCTCGTCGCCCGGGCCCGATGCCCGGGGAGGGCGCATCATGCCCTCACCGGGCGGCAGTTGATCAGTCGGTGGGCTGGTCGGTCTGCGCGGCGGCGCGGGCGAGCGCGAGCTCCGTCTCACGGGCGCGGCGCGGCTCCAGGAGAGCCCAGTTGAGGCTGCGCTGGGCGAGGAGGCCGTAGGCGAACGCCGAGTCGGCGATGCCCATGGCGGTGTCGACCGCGTCGTGGAGTTCGCCCGCCTCGTGGTCCAGGAGGTCGCCCTGCCCGGAGAGGTGCACGGCGTGCTCGGAGGCTGCCAGGCGGTGGGCGAGCTGCTCGTAGGCGGCGTCCAGCGCGTTCGCTCCGGCGTAGTTGGTCAGGCCGGTGATGCTGAGACGGTGCTCGACGGGGTTGTCGTACTGGTCGGTCTGGAAGGCGACGACCGGCGGGGTGTGGCCGAGCTGGATAGACCGGACGGCCCATGCGGCACCGGAGGCGAACAGGAGGCTGCTCTCCTCGTAGAGGCGGTGCATCTCGGTCGCGGCTTCGCTGTAGACGCGGAGCAGGGCGAACAGGGCGTCCGGGTGCGGCTCCTTCATGATCGGGCGGCCATACCCGGCGCCGTGCCCCTCCAGGGCGATGCGCCCCTCGTGCGGCTTGTGACGTTCGAACTGTGCCTGGGCGGCGAGAAGCTGGGCGGCGTGGTGGGCGAGCTGGTACTCGCGGGCCGTCTCGTACATGGCGTACACGGAGTCGAACAGCGACTCGGTCCAGTGCTGGGTCTTCTCAGGCATCGGTAGAGCTCCGGGTGGTTGTGGCCTGGTGGACGCGGCGGGCGCGGGCGGCGCCGCCGCGCGGCAGCCTGAGAATCAGGTCGGCGGTGGCAAAGTCGCCGCCGGGCGGGGAGATGCGGAGGAACCCGCGGTCGATGAGCGTGGCGAGGGCGACGCGCACCTGGCGGGCGTTGATGCCGGTGTTGTGGACGAGTCCAGTCAGCCGGGGCTGCTGGGCGATGTGGCCCTTGCCGTCGGCGTGGGTGGCCACCGCGATAGCGACGAAGCGGAAGTTGGGCGGCAGGTTGCTGGCGAGGACGGCCTTCTCCCATGGCTGCCGGTGGGCCGGAGGCCTCGGGGGTGACTCGACGGCCGGTGTGCCGGGGCCGGCGGCCGGTGCGGGGCGGCGGCGCGGCATCTGGGCCGGGGTGGGGCGGGCGGCGGTCGTCATGACGGCGGCTCCTCTTCTACGGGCAGGTTCGTGGCGGGGTTGCGGTCGGGGTGGTTGAGGTAGTTGCCGGGCGGCCAGCCCGGCCCCGGCGGCGGCTCGGGCAGGCCGCGTACGGCCGAGGGGGTGTGGAGGTCGCACCGCCAGCCGATGACGTACCGGCGGGGTTCGGCCTTCCCGTGCGGCAGACCGACGTCGCCGCACGGGTGGGGCCGGGTGGACTCCGTCATGACGAGGGGGTGTTGATCTCACCGCAGCCGGTGCAGCGCAGGCCCTCGTCCGTCTCGTCGTGCGGCCGCTCGTTGTGTCCGCACGACGGGCGGTGGCAGGCCAGGAACTCGCGCCGGTCCCGGAAGGGCTCCTCGGGGGGCGTGCCCCGGCGGCCGGTGTGGAGCGCGGTGGTGAGGCAGCGCACGGCGACGGCGAGGAGCACCGCCAGGAGCAGGAAGGGAATCCACTCAGGCATGGGCGAGGACCTCCGTGCGGAGCTCGGCGAGGGCCAGGCCGTAGACGGCGCAGAGACCGGAGCACCAGAAGCGGACGGGGTCGGTGGAGTCGATGACCTCGGTCCGGATCCACCCGGACGTGTCGATCGCCGTGGCGTCGGCCGTGCCGCACTCCTGCTGCTGGCAGGTGCCCGGGCCGCCGACCGCGCGGCGGGTCGGGTGGGCCAGGGCGTAGGAGGCGCACTGAGCCGAGCACCAGGCCCGGGCCGCCGGGCGCCGGCCGAGGACCTGCACCCGCGCCCACCCGGACGGGGCGGGCTCCGGGCATGAGACCCCGCAGGCCGGGGTCCGGCACGTGCCGGGCAGCTCCGCCGGCAGCGGCGCCCGGGGCATGCCGTACACCTCGAGCGCCTCGGACTTGGCGTTCGCGGGGCGGCGGACCCGTGACGACGGCGCGTCGTTGAACCCGCGCATCAGCGGACACCGGCGGTGCGCAGCGCACCGACCAGCTCGGCCAGCGAGCCGACGAGGGTGGTTGAGTGGCTGCTGCAATTCCCGCAGTACGCCAGCACCTCGAACAGGCCCCCGGACCCGCCGCGCGGCATGGTGCAGATCAGGGACGTGTTCGGGACCAGTTCCACGACCGCCTGGTACATGCCGTCGGGCATGTCCGCGGAGGGCAGCCACTCGCCGAGGGCGGCGGCTGCGTCGTACCCGAAGGCGGCCACCGCCTCCGCCTGGGCGTGGAAGACGGCGCGCTCGTCGTCCAGCCGGTCCTGCGCCCGCAGCTCCTCGTGGCGCGTTGCGATGGCGGCCAGTCCCAGGGTGATCAGGGCGCCGGTGTCGGTCTTCTTTCGGAGGGTGGCCTCGGGCTGCACGAGCGTCATGGCGCTCCTTCGGTCTTGCGGTGCTTGCGGGTGGTGGTGGTGCGGTGGTCGGCGGCCCAGCCGACGGCGATCAGGACGCCGACGGCCAGGCCGAGACCGATCAGGGAGCAGAGGAGCCAGAGGTGGCCGGGCACGGGATCACTCGGCGTCGGGGTCGTACGCGGCGGCGATGGCCAGCGGTACGACGACGTACCCGGTCGGCGTCTCGTCGCCGCCGTCGACCCGGACGGTGAGCTCGCGCGGCTCCTCGGGGTCGTCCTCGTCGCCGATCCAGTCGAAGACCAGAGTCCGATCGGCCCGGTGCTCGTCGCTGATCAGGGACTCGCAGTGCCGCCGCGCCTCGGCCTCGGTGGTGTATTGGCCGACGTGGATGCTCTCGTGCTGGGCCCGGTAGTCCGTGTGGGCGGCCGCGGGCTGTGCGGTGGCGGCGCCGAGGGCGTCGTCGATGTGCGCCAGGCTGGCGAGTGCGTCCGCCCACGTGGCGATCTCGCCGAGGTCCGCCTGGACGACGGCCTCGCCGAGCTCGTCCAGGCCGTCGAGGAGCCGGGCGGCGGTGGGCTGCTCGCGCAGGGCGCGGGCGATCGCGACGAGGACGGTCGTACGGGCGTCGCGGGCGGAGATCGTCGGGGTGGACCCGCCCGCAGCGCGGGTGTCCTTCCCCTCGATGGCGTCGGCGATCCGCTGGGCGAGGCCGGACACGGTGCCGGTCCAGGTGTCCCGGCCGGTCTGGAGCGGCTGCTCGATCGTGACCCGGGCCTCCGGGCACGCGCCGGGCAGGACACCGAGGACCGCGCCGGTGATCTGAGAGTGGAGCGTCATTCCGCCACCGCCGACGTGTTGGTGGCGGCGTCGGCCGGGTTGGTGGTCCAGATGGTGACGCTGATGCCGTCGACCGGGACGACCACGCTGTACGTGGTCCCGGCGTCGTTCTTGGTCTCGGTGACCGGGGCGCCGTACGCGGTGGCGATCTCCTGAAGCGGGGCCAGGAGCAGGTAGTGGACGGTCCCGGCGTAGTCGCCGTGGCCTTCCCAGTCGCGCTGGGTCGCGGCGATCGGCCCGTGGGCCGAGGTGGGAATCCCGATCGCCTTCCAGCAGGCGGCGGTGGCCTGCTCCAGTCCGCGCGTCCAGGCGGGCGCCGGTGTGGGGGACGGAGTCGTGCCGATAGTCTCGGTGGACACGGTTACCTCTCAGTCAGTTGAGATGTGCCGGTTGAGGGGCCGTCTTGGGACCAGGCCCGGTCCCGGCGGCCCCGACGTGCGTCAGGCAGCGCGCGGCGCGGGCGTGGCGACGTCAGTGGTGGCGAGGTGCCGGTACAGGACGGCGAGCGCGGAGATGTCGCTCGGGGTCAGGCGGCAGGTGGGGCAGTCGGCCGGGTCGATGCCGTGGTCGCAGTCGTCCGTCATGCCGGCGGCGAGCGCGTCGGCGACGGTGCGGCAGATCACGGCGCGGCCGCGATGTGCTGGGGCAGGTCATCTTCGGCAGGAACCGAGCGACCTACGGGGGCCCACAAGGCGAGGTGGTCTACACCGATCGTGTCGGATATGGCGTAGGCGACTTCGGCGGGTTGCGTCTTGACTGCTCCCGCAAGCAGGTGAGTGATCGTGCCGTGCGGGATGTCGGCGGCGGCGGCCAGGGCGCGGACGCTGATACTGCAGCCGGAGCCGGTGCGTTCCATCAGGATCCGCAGCCGACGCGGGTCGACCAGGCGAAATCGTTTGTGCACAGGTTCCATGCGGGCGACCTTTGGACGTAGCGGCCAAAAAGTTGGACGCAAGAACAGTCGCACACCTTGGCCAATGCGTCCAGTTACTTGGACGCGGTTGCGTCAAAAATCCGGTCAACTGTGCCGGGCCGGGTAGCGCGCAACGCCTAAGAACCTGGACACTATGGCCAGGGGGCCGTGACCTCCTGTGCTCTGAGCTGCGAGAATGTGGCGTTTGCCTATCTCGCGGCTTGGGCACCCGGAGCCCCACGCGTACCCGGAGATGGAGAAGGTCATGGCTGACGAGGCTGCTGCCCGAACGGATTTCGCCGATCTTGCGAGACGTCGCATGAGTGAGCTCAAGCTCGGCTTCCGGGCGGTTGCTGAGCGAGCGGTGGACCCTGGAGCGCCAGCGGGTGGACCGCTTTGGACGAAGGGGACCCTTGAGAACCTGGTGAACGGCAAGGGGATCAAGGCGCCCGGGCCTGCCCAGTTGCGCGCGCTCGCGGTTGCCCTAGAAGTGCCGCTGCGGTTGCTCCAGGATGCAGCTGCGGCTCAGTGGTTCGGTATGGAGACCATCACTGTGCAGGGTGATGAGGGGGACCTGGAGACTCGGCTCCTGGTGCGTCGATATCAGGCGATGAGCCCGGAGGACCGCCGACGGCTACAGATCATTGCCGAGACGTATGACCCGTCGTGACCGTTACCCGGTTCAATAATCGTAACTATAAGTGAGATCTTGTAACCCCCTGGTCGGATTCTGATCGTCGTTGCATGATGAACGTCCTGCCGGGGGGCGGAACGCATGACTCCATTAGTCGTGCCCTATGGGATCGAACTGACGTGCGATCTCGGGCGGAGTCGTTACGGGGAAGTAGGCGCACATGAGCAAGACGATCAGCGGCAGCAGGGCGCCCGTACAGATCGCATTCACGATCGTCCCGACGGACACGCTGCCACCAGGCACGGCTGTCGCCCTGGACGAACTCGACGGACTGATCACGGCCCGCATCGGCGAGGGGCACATCACGCCCGAGCTCTGCGCAGAGATCGAGGACCTCCACCGGACTGTCACCCAGCAGGAGAGATGGGTGCAGACATCCCCGGAGGCGAACCCCCATCGTCTCGAACAGCCGGCGGAAGGCCTGGGCGTCGCCCACGTGGCGTGGGAGCGAGTCGCCGCCGGGGTCCTCCCGTCCGGCGTGCTTGCGGCGCCGGTGGAGCGCGACCGCATGCTGGTCTGGCTCCTCCACGAGCAGCATGCCTCGGCGCAGCTCTGCGCTGAGATGTCCGAGTACGGGCGCCGGATCGCGGGCGACGGACTCTGGGAGCAGCGGTGGCCTGCTTAGCCTTACCCCCCTGCCGGCAGCGGGGGCGTGTCCGTACGGGCCCGGACGACACGGATCGCATCCGTGTCGAATCCGGGCCCGCGGCGTTTCGTCGGCAGCAGCACAACGCCGAAGAGGATCCGCACGGTTGTAGCCCGGACATCGATGGGGGTGGCTTCCCACTGCTCCGGTGTGATGCCGACCATCCGCCCCAGGAAACGCTGCTCGGCGCGCGTACCGAGACGGTCCCGCACGCCTTTGATCTTCTTCTCGAGCGACGCCAGCCCGACCAGAGCGAGCGCGGCGTCGACCTCGGGGTTGTCAGCCAGCGACTCGATCTGCTGGCGCACCGTGTCACGGCGCCGCTCGAGAGTAGTCAGCTCTGCGGCCAGGTCGGGCGACTCGGCCTGAGACGCGAGCTCGGCCAGGAGCTCGGCGGAGTTCAGCAGACGGATCGCCCGACCACTCACGTATGCGTCAGTGTGCGCCACATTGCGCCCGACCCCACGGCATGTGTCGCAGTAGTAGATCCGGGACGTTTTCCGGTTCCGGCCACCGGTCGGCTTAGTCGCCAGCCAGCTGCCGTCGAAGCAGCACTGCGCACCGCCCACACCGGACAGCAGGTACTTGCGCTCCCGGCCTGGGTGGGGCCGCAGTTCGGCGCTGGCCTCGTAGAACCTACGCAGCGACTCCCACATCTCGCGCGGGAAGATTCCGTCCCAGGCGGCCTCGTAGAGCTCTCCGTCCCGCTCGATCAGGCCAGCAGCCCGCGGGGCCAGGAGCAGGTTCCGCAGCGTCTTCGCGGCCCATGGGTTGCCCTCCGTCGTCGTGCAGCGGGTGTCCATCCACCGGATGACCCCAGCCTGCGGCTGTCCGGCGAGAAGCCTCTCTCCTGCCTCGAACAGAACGGGCGCCTCCTCGGGTACCTGCTGCCCCATGTCGTAGACGGGAACCTGGACTTCTTCCCCGTCGATGACCTTCGTGCGAGTGCCGGTCTGCACCCCGTATCCGAAGGATCGGTGCCCGCCGGTCTGCGTGAGGCCCTGCTCCAGCCGCGCGTTCAGTGCCCGCCGGACGCGGCGGGAGATGTTGTCCGATTCGCGGCACGCCTGCGCGGCCTCGATCCGCAGGATGAACCGGTCGTCGGGGCTGTCGAGGTCACGCGTGCCGGATGGGCTGGCGATCCGCATGCCGCGGCTTTCCGAGATGCCGATCAGCGTCTCAAGGTCGAAGGGCTGACGAATCAGCCGGTCGCCGTGGTAGACGATCACGCCGTCGATCTCACCGTCCTCGATGCAGCGCAGCATGCGGTCCCACTGCGGTCGTGAGCGGTTCCGCTGCCAGGCGCTACGGCTGTTGTCAGGGAAGATGTGCGCCTCGCTGACGCTCCAGCCCAGACGGCCCGCCAGGGCTCGGCAGTCGTCCTCTTGGCGCTCGACCTTCTCGAGCGATCCGTCCGGCGCGTACGAGAGGCGGCAGTAGATGCCGGCCTTCTGGGGCAGGCGCTGATTCCACATGGGCCGAGTGTAGGTGTATTGGTGCTTGACCGGTGGACAGGCAGTTGCTGGCCGCCTTGAACACCGGACACGAAGGTGGGTGCGGTGTATTGACTGAACTAAGAAGCGCTTTTATGCAGGTCAGCGGCCTACCTGCTAGCGTCCGACCATGGGCGGGTTACCTGACTCCGAGAGGGATTTGAAGTGTCTCGTGGTGCCGGATGTGGGGCGGTTAGTCGACACGGGAGATCCATGGGAGCCGTACCGGCTACTTGATCCCGTAGAGCAGGTGGTCAGGCCGGCGGCCTTGTACTTCGCAGACCTACAGGCGAGCGGCAGCCCGGCCACGACGCTCCGTTCGTACGGCATGGATCTGCTGCGCTGGTGGCGTTTTCTGTGGGCTCTCGGGATCGAATGGGACCGCGCAACCCGTGAAGAAGCACGGGACTTCGCCCGGTGGATGCGGCTCGCGGACAAGCCGGTGCGGGTGCACTGGCGCCACCGCGGAACGGATTTTCCTCCGCCGGCCGAACGGCCTGGCGAGCTGGCCAAGCTGGCCCCCGGAACGCCGAATCCGGTAACGGGGAAGCCTTCACCTGGCTCGAAGTACGCCGCCACCACACGGGCGCACGCCGAGACCGTGCTCAGAGGCTTCTACGACTTCCACCTTGAACGGGGCACGGGGTCGCTCTTGATCAATCCCTTCCCGCTTCACCGGTCGCGGAGGGCGGCACGGGCACACGCCCACCACAATCCGATGGACGACTTCAAGGCAGAAGGGGTGGGTCGCTACCGGCCCAAGGTCCCCAAGCGAATCCCTCGGCGCATCCCGGACCAGAAGTTCGACGAGATCTTCGCCGGCCTCCGGTCGCACCGTGATCGTGCCCTGCTCGTCTTCTGGGTTTCCACTGGTGCCCGCGCGGACGAACTCCTCGACTCCCTGGAGCACGACGCTTCCCCGGGCCGACAGCTGATTTCTGTCACCCGCAAGGGCACTCGGGAGGTTCAGCAGCTGCCGGCGTCCCCTGACGCGTTCGTCTGGCTACGGCTCTACCAGGAAGAAGCCTGGCGGAGGGGAGCCCCGCACGGCCGAGACCAGCCCCTGTGGTGGACGCTACGGCGCCCTTGGCGGCCTCTGAACTATCCGGCAGCCCGAGCCATGTTCAACCGCGCCAACGAGGTCCTGGGCGCCAACTGGACCCTCCACGACCTGCGGCATACCGCCGCATACCGCATGGCCCAGGACCCGGACATGCCGCTGACCCACGTGCAGTGGATCTTGGCCCATAAATACCTATCCACCACGCAGCTCTACCTCAACCCCAGCGAGGACGAGGTCATCACCAGCGTCCTTGATCACCACAACCGGCAGGCCCGTAAACGGGAGAACCCTCCTCCAGCGCCGCCCGCACCCGGATACAACCCCGCCTCACTCAGCATCCTGTTCGGAGGGACACCATGACGATCAGCACCGCACAGGCCCCACCGGCGGCCATCGCTGGCCTCTCCCTGGTCGGCGCGGCCGAGGCGGCACTCCGCGAAAAGTACCCACCACGGACCGTGCCCGACACCTGGCCTGCCACCAGCGAGCCCCCTGAGCGGATCATCCAGCGGCTGGGCGAGGCACCGATGCGGTCACCGGTGAAGAGCACGCGACAGGCCAGGCAGCGCGGAGCCCGCTACATCCTGGAGTGGCTGAAGTCCTTTCCCGGCGACAGCTGGCAGCAGAGATGGCAGGCCAGCCCGGCACCGAGCGACAGCCAGAAGTGGGTCGGCGTGATCGGCGAATGGGCTGCTCAGCATGGCCTCAATCCGGCTCCAGGCGCGGTCCGTTCGGGCATGCTCGCGATGATCTGCGCAGACGTCCTGCGCCCGGACGTCCGATGGATGGCCTTCCGCACGTCCCGGTTTCTACGGGAAGCCATGGCCGAATGGCGGGACCCCGAGGGGTTCTCGCGTCTCCAAGCCGTTGCCGGGCCCGAGATCTGGCCCTCCCAGATGGGGTTCCACGCCCGTACGCAAGTCAGCTTGATCATGGCCGCGAAGGGCGGACGGATCAGCGACATCACCGTTGGCGACTGCCTGGAGGTGATCAATGCCCAGGACGACGTCAAGGCCGTGTCCATCGACGGGACCCTGTTCTACCTCTGGCTCCGCGCCCTTGGCACCTTTCCGCCGGACGCACCCACGACCCTGCGATCGGTCAAGCAGCAGACAGGACAGGTGAGCATCGGTCGCCTCGTGGACCGCTACCAGCTGAAATGCAAGCCGATCCGTGATCTCCTCGTCGACTACCTGACCGAGCGGCAACCCGCCCTCGACTACACCTCACTCGAAGACCTCTCCCGTTCTCTCGCGGCCCGATTCTGGGCTGACCTGGAACGACACCATCCGGGCATCAACTCACTCAACCTGGATCCCGGGGTCGCCGCGGCCTGGAAAACACGGCTCCAGAACAAGACCCTCCGTCGTCGGCAGCCCGACGGCACCGTGATCGACGTGACGAGCCCCCGGGTGAACGTTGCCCCGCTCCTGGCCCCGATCCGGGCCTTCTACCTCGACATCGCGCAGTGGGCCGCGGAAGAGCCCGCCCGGTGGGGTCCCTGGGTCGCTCGTTGCCCGATCACACAGGCCGAGGCCGTCTTCAAGAAGGGCGACAAACAACGCAAGGCCCGCATGGACCAGCGCACACGCGAACGACTGCCGGTGCTGCCCGCACTCGTCCGGGCGGCGGACCAGCGGCTGAAGGACGCCCGCACCTGCCTTGCTGTGGTCCGCGAGGCCCCGGCCGGCTCATCCTTCACGGTGCTCGGGCAGACCTACGTCAAGGCGACCGGGGTCCGCTGGGGTGACCCCGACCGGACGACGGTCGTCTACGACGAAACCGGCAAGCGGCACGACCTAGGAATGACGGAGAACCGGGCCTTCTGGGCCTGGGCGACGATCGAGTTCCTGCGGCACACCGGAGTCCGGATCGAAGAGATGCTCGAAGCGAGCCATCACAGCATCATCCAGTACAAGCTGCCGACCACCGGCGAGATCGTCCCTTTGCTCCAGATCGCCCCGTCGAAGACCGACGAAGAGAGGGTTCTGCTCGTCACTCCGGAACTTGCCGACGTGCTCAGCGCAATCGTCTCCCGAGTCCGAGACAGCGGCGGCGCCATCCCTCTGGTCCCGTCCTACGACTCCACCGAGAAGGTCTGGAACCCTCCCATGCCGCTGCTCTTCCAGTGGACAGTGAGCGGGCAGGCACGGCAGGTGTCTCCCCAGACGATCCGGCGGAGCCTCACCGAGACGCTCGACTCGATCGGACTGACCGACGCGGCCGGCCGGCCCCTGCACTACCAACCGCACGACTTTCGGCGGATCTTCATCACCGACGCCATCCTGAACGGGCTCCCACCCCACATCGCCCAGGTCATCGCAGGTCACAGCAACATCAACACCACGATGGGCTACAACACCATCTATCCGGCGGCGGTAATCGAAGCCCACCAGGCCTTCATCGCCCGCCGCCGCGGCCTGCGCCCGGGGGAGGAGTACAGGGTTCCGACCGCCGAGGAATGGGAGTCGTTCCTCGGGCACTTCGAGCGCCGAAAGCTGTCTCTCGGGACCTGCGGTCGGGCGTTCGGAACCGACTGCGTTCACGAACACGCATGCGTCCGATGCTCGAACCTCCGGGTTGATCCGCACGAGAGGCCACGGCTGGAGGAGATCCGGGCCAACCTCGTCGACCGCATCGCTGAAGCCGAGCGCGAAGGCTGGTTCGGGGAGGTCGACGGCCTCACCGTCAGCCTTGCTGCTGCCGAAGACAAGCTCGCTCAGCTCGACGCCGAGCAGATCCGCAGGACGACCGTGACCGACCTTGGTATGCCCGGCTTCAACCAGATTGCTGGCCGCATCAACGTTGCAGGATCGGGCTCGTGA